CGGCTGTTCTCAGCCATGGCCACGGCTCAGTTCGATGGCGCGCTGCCAGGCGGCGGCGACCTCGGCGTGGCTGTGGTTGTCATTGAAGCAGATGACGTGGTTTGCCCAGCTCAGGCCGGGCGTGTTGGTGGCCCAGGAGAGGAGCTGCAGGGACCGGATCCGAGCGCCCAGCGAGGCGTCGGCGAGATCGCCGGCCTCGTGGAGGGCGCCCATGCTGCAGAAGCGCCGGCCATCGTCGGAAAAGGGTTTGCCGCGGCACCATTTCTGCGGCTTGTCGATCAGGGCCCAGGCGCGCTTGAGGAGCTCGGTGACGGGGTTGGTGACCGGGGTGTCATAATTGGCGGCATCAAAGGGCATGGCGTTTCCTCGCGGTTGGGTGGCGTTATTCTGACGTTTCAGGGTCGTCTGGGTGTTTCTGCGTATTTTCCGACGAATCGTCTGTACGGTCTGACGGAACAGCGGCACGGGGCCGTCTGGCCTCGGGGAAGGGCTCCCATTCGATCAGCTTGGGTCCATGGGGTGTTTCGACAAAAGCCCGTGCCGCCCAGTTGGCCAAGGGCTCGGGGTCGAAGGAATCGTGCTCGGCGCCGTCGTGGCGCATGGTGATCAGAAGTGACGGGGGAAACCCCATCTTGATCAGCATGCGGGCGCCGTCGGCGAGCGGTGTGCGGCTGGCGCACAGGAACTTGCCTTCGACCCTGGCGACAAAGACCCCTGGCCTTGTGGGGTGGGGTTTGGTGCGCAGCCGCAGCATCAGGCGCTCTCCTCGGGCACGCGCTCGACCGAGGTCCAGGTGCCTGGCGCCATGGCGAAAATGAGCTGTTGGGTGTCGTCGAGGAAGAGCAGCCCGCCGGCGTGGGTGACGACGATGCGGGCGGCCGTGGTGGCCAGCACCACGTCGGCCTCGCCGGGCCGGAAGATGTGCCAGCGATGCACGCTCTCACTCTTTGGGACGGGGCGGCGGGGCAACGGGCGGAGCATCGGGGTCCTGCGGGTTTAGGCGGCGGCGCAATTCCATGAGGACGCGCTGGGCCTCTTCGGGCGAGGACGGCACAAAAGGGTCGCTGGTTACAGCGACCTGCCGATCGACGCCCGCCAAGGGCGGCTCGGTCGGAATCACGGGCTCGTTCTCGCCCTCGGCAGATTCGGCAGATTCGGCAGATTCGGCAAATTCGGCAGGCAAGGTCGCGGTCGGCCGCGACCCTGGCAGATCGCCGATGGTGGCCGGACGGATCTCGCGCCATTCGCCGTCGGCGATGATGTGGCAGGCCGCCCCATTCTCGTCGCGCAGCACCAGGTTGCGGTCATCGAGCTCGACGGCATGGGCGACCACCAGGTCGGTCGCGTCATCGACGCGGATGATGGCGAAGTGGCGCGGCGCGGTTTGCTTGGGGCGCCCCTTCTTGCGGCGCGGACCGGTACGCGGTGGCATGCTCTACTCTCCATTGATTTGCGTAACCTAAGCCGCTATGGCCTGGGGATACAATACGCAAATGGGATTTAAGGCGTGGCCAAATGAAGGTCGATCTCGAGCGCCTGGCGGACTGGCGCCGCGGCAGCTGTCTGCCGGCCTGTGGCCACAGCCCCTCGGCGCTGGTGGTGGTCGAGATCGATCGCCTGGAATGGACGCGGGCCAGGACGCGCTATCGCCTGCAATGCAGCGCCTGCGGCCGGTGGGGCCGCAAGTTCGTGCCGCATCGATTCATCGAAGACCAGTGAATCCCATAGGACCGTTTCAGCACCTAATGGAGGAAGACAATGGTGACGACGTCCCCTAGCGGTCCCAAGGCATGGGCCCCGATGGAGCTCTGGCAATTGGAGTTCGCCGAAGGCGAGATCGTCGAGATCAAGGGCCGCCTCCAAGTCTGCACCGGCGTCCTGGTCTTCCGCGATGAAGCCGGCGAAGTGTTCGCCGTCTACACAGCAGCCTCCGGCCTGCAGCGCTGCATGAGGCGGACACCTTGAACCAAATGCGTGACAAGTAGCGCCACAGGCTTGCCAAGCACCCGATTTGCGGTTGACAATTGGGGGCCGGTGCAGATGGGGGCAGGGGCTCTGTTCTCATCCCAGTACTTAGCCCTACTCCTCTCCTGTGGCCCTGCGTAGGCCGTCCAGGCCGTAGCAGGGCCACTCAGTAAGACTAAGCCTACTCAGCCCTTCAGCCCTGCGTAGGCTTCAGCCGTAGCAGGGCTGCCAGCTAAGGGGAGTCCTTAGTTGAGAGATCAGTACTGATACCGCGCGGAACAATATTACTCACACTGTGGGGCGCGTCTCCGCCGCAAGGGCTCCGACGCGCCCATGTGATTCACATGTGATCACATCGCCTTCACATCCTTGAGCTTTATCAAGAACAGACGTTCCGTGAACTCATGACTTCATGGCGCTCTCACGCGCGCGCCTTGAGGGCGCACGCGCTCGAGCGTAACTTAATTACAACGCCTCATCCCTAGGGTGCCTCCTTCCCCAGCCGCGAGACCACGGCCCAGCTTGTATGTGCTTGCACTGCAACCACACAATCCATAGGGTCTCCAAGTTATCTCCCAGCGTAGCGTTCAGGGAGCCGAGACCCGTCGAGCAGGCATCCTCCCCACTTCACCAGCGCCTTCGCCCTGCTCGACGACCCGGCCAGTAGACAGTGCCAAGATCCTCAAATCCCGAGCAGACGTCTCAGCGGATGCGACGAGCCAGGCTCAGCATCAAACAAGAACGCTTCGTCAAAGAGTATGCCCGTAACGGCAATGGGGTTAAGGCCGCAAAAGCCGCTGGATACAGCGATAAGTCAGCCAAAAGCCTGAGCGTCCAAGCCAGTCGAGACCTCCTAGGCAATCCTAGGATTTCCAAAGCCGTTGAAGGTGAATTGGCCAGAATTGCCCTGAAAGTCACGCCTGATCGGGTTCAGCGCCGCCTCGATGAGATCAGTCACGAAGCCCAAGCCGATGGTCAGTACGGGCCTGCGGTGAGGGCCGAGGAGCTGCTCGGCAAGTCGATCGGGATGTGGGTTGATCAGTCGGTCAACGTCACGGTGAGCAGTGAGCATGTCCAGGCCCTGCTCAACCAGGCGAGGCAGCGGCAGCTCGAGCCCATAGACAACGAAGACGACACACAAGATGTGGTGAAAACCACTGACGAAGACTGAGTGCAGAGGGGCAGTGTCCCTCTAACTCATTGATATGTCTGCGTATTCACATACGACATCGCATAATCTTTATTATGGAACATCTAACCAGACCACGGGTTAAGCGGGCTGCGTCCACGTTGAAGGGCGAGGCCGAGCGTGTGCGCTCCAACGCAGGCGATACAACCGCACAGGCCAACGGGACTGGTACAACGTTGCAACGTGACAAGGTTGTAACAGACCCCCCCTCGGGGTCGACCACCCCGGCCGGGCGGTCGCGAACGCACCACCCTCCCCCGCTACCAGAAATCCACCACCCTTCTGTTTCCGAGGGGGTCGCTGCAAAAAATACAGAAACTGGCGAGGGGAGTAAGTCTCATGACGCAACTGGAGCTACGGAAGCACCGGCGGTGGCTGTTGCTGGGGACAAGCTGGGGGGCGTTGCGGACCCGGTGGTTCAGGCGGCGGTAGCGAAGAAGCCGCCGTCTGTTTGGGACACGATTGTTGAGACGTATCGTCATCGGCCGGTGGCGTTTGTTCAGGATCTGCTGGTTCGCAATGTTCCGGGGTTTGTGATTGAGGAGTGGCAGAAGCGGTTTCTGAAGGCGGTGGCGCGGGGTGAGCGGCGGATCAGCGTGAGAGCGGGTCACGGTGTTGGGAAGAGTGCTGCCTGTTCGTGGGCGTTGATTTGGCATCTCTTCACCCGGTATCCGCAGAAGGCGGTGCTGACAGCACCGACGCAGCAGCAGTTATTTGATGCGTTGTTCAGCGAGGTGAAGAAGTGGATTGGCGAACTGCCGCAGTTCATGCGCGACCAGGTCGAGGTGTTCAGTGATCGCATTGAGTTGAAGGCTTCGCCGGAGAACAGCTTCATGAGTGCGCGCACGTCGAGTGCGGAGCGGCCGGAGGCGATGGCCGGGGTGCACAGTGAGCATGTGCTGCTGATTTGCGACGAGGCGTCGGCGATCCCGGAGGCGGTGTTCGAGGCGGCCAGTGGATCGATGAGTGGTTTCACGGCGACCACGATCTTGATTTCGAATCCGACCAGGAACACCGGCTTGTTTTTCAAGACGCATCATCAATTGAGCAGCGACTGGTTTCGCCTGCACGTCAGTTGCTTGGAGTCGAAGCTAGTCTCGCCGGACTTTGTGCGCCAGATCGCGGCGACCTATGGCGAGACGTCGAATGCCTATCGGGTGCGCGTGCTGGGCGAGTTCTCCGAGCATGAAGACGATGTGCTGATTGCGGCTGAGTTGGTTGATTCGGCGATGGCGCGCGATGTCGTGCTCGATACCACGGCGCCGCTGGTTTACGGGCTCGATGTGGCGCGCTTCGGCGACGATCGCTCGGTCTTGCTGAAGCGGCAGGGCGATGTGGTGCTCGAGTACAAGGTTTGGTCGGGCCAGGATCTCATGGCCACGGTCGGGCGGGTGATGCACGAGGCGGGGATCGACAAGCCGGCCGAGATCTGTGTCGACAGCATTGGCCTGGGCGCTGGCGTTGCTGATCGGCTGCGCGAGCAGGAGCTCAATGTCCGCGACGTCAACGTCGCGGAGATGTCGGCCTTAAATCCGATTGCCGCCAAGCTTCGGGCTGATTTGTGGCTGCAGGTCAAGGAGTGGCTGGCCAAGCGCTCGTGTCGTTTGCCCAAGAGCGAGGAGCTCAGGGCGGAGCTGGTCGGGCCGACCTATACGTTTTTGTCGAACGGCAAGATCAAGGTCGAGGCCAAGCAGGATATGAAGCGCAGGGGCTTGCGCTCGCCTGACATTGCCGATGCGTTGTGCTTGAGCTTTGCCGGCCAGGCCGCGCTTGTTGGTGGCAGAGGAACGGCCTGGGTGAAAGGCAAAGCGCTGAAGCGCGGCATAGCGGGGATTGTGTGATGTGCCGCCCGGAAGATCCGATCGAAACCGAGGCTTTCACGCCCGAGGAGATGGGCTGGGTGAGGATCGCTCCGCGCACCTGGGAGATGCCCGACGGCAAGAAGTACATCTTCCCGCCAGGCGGGCCCGAAGTGATCGTGAAGCTGGTCTCGCGCATCCCGCCTTACGAGGGAGGCAAGTGATGCCGCTCAAGAAGGGTTCGTCGAAGAAGGTCATCAGCTCGAACATCCGGACCGAGATGCATGCTGGCAAGCCGCACAAGCAGGCGGTGGCGATTGCCATGAGCAAGGCCGGCAAGAGCAGAAAGAAACGGTGATGGGCAAGCTGTCTCTGTCTGACAAGCGCCTCGGCGAGATCGTCGACGAGGTCGATGCGCAGATGCGCATCGCCGAAGACATCGCCATCCGCGAGCGTCTGGGCGGGCTGCGCTGTAGCTGTTGCAATACTTTGATGAAGACGCCTTCGCCTTCCGGCGAATGTCCAAGCTGTCAGGAGCTTTAGATGCTGAGCGTCGAGGACTTCCGCAAGAAGTATCCAGGATCCACCGAGGAGCAGGTGGCGCTCTATGCCGCCGCAGTGGCGGCGGAGCAGGCCAATCCGCCGCAGCCCGAGCCTGATCTTCCGATGCCGATGATCACGGTGCCGGTGACGACTACGACGCGGTCGACCGCGTCGCTACCGTCAATGCCTTCTCAGTCACGAATGATGCCCCGGTATGGGGGCGTCATTCGTGACTGGAATCACCTGGACGTGCCACCTCCTGAGGCGGCCCCCGATCTCACCAGCGACATCCGCCGCATCGTCCTGGGGCGCCGGCTGACGGCGCGTGAGCGCGCCCAGGCCGAGCGGCCTGACATGAATGGCGACGATCTTTTGGCGCTGTTGGCCGGCGTGCCCAATGCAAGAGAGTTCGAAGCTTTAGAAGGAGGAGATTGAAATGGCTGGAAAGAAACTGCCGCACGGCATCAAGAGCTCGGTGAAGTCTAGAACCCCGGCCGAGATCAAGAAGTTCCAGGCCTCGAGCGGGCGGCCGTCGCATTCCGACTCAGAATTGCGCCGCATTTCCAAGACCGCCGGCTTCGTCGGCAAGCGGTCGAAGTAGATGGCCGGGCTGCTCGACCGCCAGGAAGACCTCGAGGAATACCTCCAGCGCATGCTCTATGGCACGCGCAGCGAGGGCCGCGGGTTCACGATCGGCGAGGGCGACACCCGTGTGAGCGGCAACTACAGTGAAGAGCGGCCGACCGCGCCGCTGCATCCTTGGGAAGTGATCGAGCCGCCGGCGCAGTCGCGCACCGGCACTGTCGGCGTCGAGCACAATTTCTCGCCTGACGTCCAAGCCCGCCTCAATGCGGCGCTCACGCCGCAGCCCGGCGGCCCACCGATGATCCAGCCGAGCGCTGGTCTGAACCTCGGCCCATTGTCGCTGAGCGGCGGCCTCAACATCGCCCAACAGATCGACCAGGAAGGCAACCCCTACACCAAGGCCACGCCGACAATCGGCGCCGGCCTCAAGGTGCCGTTCGGCGACGACAGCTCGCTGTCAGCCAACCTCAACATCACGCCCGACCAGATGAAAATCCTCGACGCTGCCTATCGCCGCAAGCTCCTCGGCGGCGAGCTGTCGATCGGCGGACGCTACGAGCAGCCAACCTATGGCGAGCCCAAGTGGGGCGTCGGCATCAGAGGAAGATTCCCCTTCAACGGTGGACTGCGCTGATGGTCACCTACGTAAAAATCTCTGACTTGCCCGTTGCCACCGAAGCCGGCGGCGATGACACGCTCGAGGTCAACCAGGGCGGTCTCACGCGCCAGGTCTCGATCGATCAGATCGCCGATTTTCTCGCCGACATCCTGCCGCCGCTTTTGGATATGTCGGACTATGCGACCGACGCGGAAGTGGCCGACGCCATCGCCGCGATTCCCGACCCGGCCTGGACCGACATCACCGGCAAGCCGGACCTCGACGCACTCTACGTCAACGTGGCCGGCGACACGATGACCGGCACGCTGAACGGCACCATCGGCAACTGGAGCGGTAAGCAGACGATCACGGCGGCGGACAGCGCCCAGGCGATGCTGCTGCGGGGCACGACCAAGGGCGTGCGGCTGGTTCCGGGCACGTCTGAGTTCGCCATCGAAGGCGTCGATCAGACCGGCAACGCCTCCTACCAGCCGTTGCGCGTGAGCGGCACCGAGGTGCGGTTCGGCACATCGGCTGAGAGCATGCGCCTCACCACGCAGGGTCTCGGCATCGGTGTGATGCCGGCGCTGGCACGACTGCATGCTTGGGGCGGCGGGCAGATCACGCCCAGCGTCGATACGGCAACAGCGGCGGGGCTGCGCTCGACGGTCTACGTGCAGGACAGCGGCGTTGCTGCCGGCAACGGCGGGATGGTGATGTTCGGCGCAGGCCAGGGTGCGTTCGC